GATCGATTTCAACTCCGATCCAAGAGCAGATGCCTTGAGGCCATTTATTGGTTTTATCGCAGATGCGTCCATTGTGGAGCCTGGCCAGGTGCCAGGTTCTTACCCACGCTGAACGTACTACGCCCTAGTGGAAGGTACGAGCAGAAAACCCCTGGGAAGGGTCCGTGCAAGCGGAGGCGGTGACAGGCCTATATTACTGAAGCTATGGGATTTGAGGGGGAACGCCGTTATGAAACCCTATGTCGCTACCATGTCGACAATAAACGCATTATGGTAGGTGGTAAATGATAGTTTGATACCATCGATTCACAAAAGAATTGAAAATGCACTGCAGAGTGGCGTACTTGTGCCGTACTGCATATAAAAACAAAAGAAAAGGATCCCCTGGGAAGGGACTAAAATTGCACCCTGGATGTCGGAAAAAAAACCGAACCAGGCAAAAAAAAGAAAATATTGGTACGCTACCGCCATAAGGGGGCCCTGCTGTCAGACCGGGTGAGTCTTACATCTTTAAAATTGATGAAAACCGTACCCATGAGTGAACCAAGATCTTATGAGAACGGACCAGTAGTCCCTGAAGAGGGGGGTGAGAGAAGGAGAAATGGAGATGGCGTGCCCGGGGCAGTTCTGGGGGACCTGAGTCGTGGTAAAGACTCCCGAGGTCGGTGTAATGCCGGCAGGTTTACTTCCAATTTCTCTCCCTATCAATCCCCCCTTGGATTGACCAGACCACACGATAGTGATAACGTGTCTAAACCAAACCTTCACAAGGGGACGAACGAATGTGGTGGGCGTGTTAACGGGTCACGCACCAAAGAAAAACCGTGCCCAAGAGGGGCGAAACCGAAAGACAGCGTGTACCGGACACGCGGGAAGAAAACGGACAAAGGGGATGCATTAGATGGAGTGAACGAGGTCCCAGCTGGGGGAGAAACCGTTCACATCCGACAAACGAACGCGCGTACAAACGCTGGTGACGAGAGGAGGAAAAAGAATTTGGCCGCTTTTCATACGGGCTCAAGGGATGCACACAGGGAAAGATTTGACTTCCGGATGTGCGGTTGCACGATTGATTGTGTACAAGGGGTTCATAGCCCTGAGTGCGCGAAATATTGGACGACCGCAAAGAAAGAAGAAGAAGAAACCACCCCGAAATGCTCTCCTGAAACACCCACCCCTACGAAATGCGGAAATCTCAAGACTCTACGCTCTCTGTTCAAACAAACGCAGAAACTTCTGCTGAAAGAACAAGGCCTCTTACGGACACCCATACCACAGACGATCACTTGTGGCGGGCTACGTAATGCTCTAGAGTCTAGCTACCCGCCCTTATCCATTGTCCAAGGATTGTCAGTTAAGACTGCACAAAAGTTGGAGCCTGACGTGTGTGACTTTTGCGAAGATAGGTTCGCGACACGCATTGATGATTGGAAAAGGGCGAGAAAGGAGAAAAAGGTGGTCGATAAAACCCACCTCACGCGATTCCGTAAGGCATTCAGCCAAAACGTTCCTTGCGGATGGAATAAAAAATTCCGAGCGCCATTTGTCCCCAATGGCCACGGCTCCCTGAACCATACTAGACGTATGCATGGTAATTGGAATGAAGAGGACTTCGCTACCGAGTTTCGTACGGAGCTAGTCATCTCATCAGGAAAGCCGAGAGTTGTCACACTCTACTCTTCTCGGAATACAGCACTGCTAAAGCCCCTGCACTCAGCACTCTTTGGGCAAATAAAAAGAAAGAAATGGTTATTAGTCGGTCCACCGACTAATGAGAGAGTGGAATCCCTAAACGGTTTCCAGTACGAATCGTTCGATTATAAGTCTGCGACTGACAACATAAAAAGTGAATATGTGTCTGCAGCGATCGACGTACTAGTA